AGCCCAAGTAGAAAACATAAGAGAGCGTTGCTCAGATTCCCATCACCCTCACAGAGATCACAATGATTACATATCATAACAAGACTGAATACTACACCAACCTAGCAGACAGGCCCGGAGCCCCCACATACGGGGTAGGTAGTTGTTTCGTGGGGGCGGTTGAATACCTGTCGGATGGGGCTACATGGGCTGCGGCTGCTACAGTTGATACAGGTGCAGGTGCGTTACTCACCGGTTTTTCTGCCTCCGCAGGTGCAGTAGCAGCGACCGACTCCATATTGATCGGATTCAACAAAGTCGTAGCCAATGTAGCGTTACGAGCGTTAAATCTCATTACTGGCTATATCTCTGGTGCAGGGGTAATTGCTGCAACAGATACAGTCCTCCAAGCCATTCAAAAAATAGACGGGAACATCGCGTTACGTGCGTTAAATCTCATTACTGGCTATATCTCTGGTGCAGGGGTAATTGCTGCAACAGATACAGTCCTCCAAGCCATTCAAAAACTAGACGGGAACATCGCGCTAAAACAAACCACGATGAATGTAGCTACAGCGGATTATTATGTAGCCGTAACTTCAGAGGGAGTAGCGACAACAAAATTAACTTTCGTTAACGGGCTACTAACTCAAGTGACCCCTCCAACTCCATAGAAAGGCTAAAACGTCATGGCATTTGACCCTTTCACAGCAGGTTTCGACCTAGTAAAAACAGGGCTCGATAAATTCTTCCCCGATGCTAATGAGGAGCTGAAAGGCAAACTCGCACAAGCAGCAGCGGAAATAAATAACGAGTATCAAGTAACAATAGCGCAGCTCAAGATAAATGAAGTCGAAGCTGCCTCACCCTCGGTATTCGTAGCAGGAGCTAGACCCGCCGCTATGTGGGTGGGGGTCATAACATTATTCTATAGCGGCATTGGTATCTCCCTGCTGTCTTGGGTCGCCATAGCGTTTGGGCTACCCATACCTCCCGTAATAGACCCCACAACCTCTACAAACATATTGATGGGGCTATTAGGGTTGGGGGGGCTAAGGACAGTAGACAAACTAAAAAATGTCGATACTAAGAAGATCGGCAGGTAAACCGAATAATACAGTAGATAGGATGCGCGTCCAACAAGCAATCTTCAGTCAATTGTTTCTGCTGTATTTCCTGACTGCCCATGATATGAGGATACAACACTGTGATTACACAAGAAGAATTAAAAGAAAGTCTGCACTACGATCCAGAGACAGGTTTTTTTTGCTGGGCGAAAAGGCCTTGCCCTAAGTCAACTATTCAGCGTGGTGAATTCTGCAGGGAGCCAGTATGAGCACTATAGCGTATGCTCCAGCAGGCCCGATTGCTAAGGCATTTCATGAGTCCAACGCCTTTGTGAAAGGTATTCGCGGCCCAATCGGCAGTTCAAAAAGTGTAACCTGCTGCATGGAAATACTTATGCGAGCACTGGCACAGGAGCGAGGAACCGACGGTTGGGCACGATACAGAGCTGTTGCTATTAGAAATACCTACGGAGAGTTGAAGACGACAACCATTCGCACTTGGCTCGAGTGGTTCCCGGAGGAAATTTTTGGCAAGATTAGATGGGATAGCCCGATCACGCACAAACTTGATTTGGGCGATAAACGAACCCTCGAAGTCATGTTTTTGGCGGTGGATCGACCAGAAGATGCAAAGAAACTATTATCCCTAGAAACAGGGGTAGTCTGGATAAATGAGGTTCGAGAAATACCAAAAGCCGTGATTGACGCGGCCTCTGGAAGGTGCGGAAGATTTCCTGCCGCTAAATCAGGGGTAGGCTGCTATTATCCGGGGATCATCATGGACACAAATCCAAGTGAGTCTGACCACTGGTACGCCAAACTAGAGGCGGAGACTCCAGAAACGTGGGATTTCTTTGTTCAGCCTGGAGGCCTGACCCCCGAAGCGGAGAATTTAAACTGGCTAACGCAGACCACAGAGACGCTGAAACTGCCCCTAGACCACCCAAACCGCCTAGCGCAAGGCCGTGTATATTATGAACGGCTGGTAGCGGGTAAAGACGCTAATTGGGTAGACGTTTACGTAAACGGGAATTTTGGTAGCATAAGCAGCGATCGCCCGGTGTTCCCGGAATTCAACGACCAAGTACACGCTTCTCGAACTATCCTCGGTGGATACCCAGGCCTCCCCCTATACATCGGTGTAGATGCGGGTCTCACACCAGCGATGGTATTCGCCCAAATATCGGCCACTGGGCAGCTTAGAATCTTGGACGAGTTGATCGGCGAGAATATGGGCATGGTGCAGTTTATTGAAACTCTGGTGAATCCGCTGATCGCGATGAAGTACCCTAACTACAAGATCATTTCTATTGTTGACCCCGCTTGCACCCAGCGGGCGCAAAGTGACGAGAACACTGTTTTTAAGATACTGAAGAGTAGGGGGTTAAATCCCTCCACTGCGGCGACCAATGCGTTTTACCCCCGTAGAGAGGCGGTAGCGTTTTTCTTAAACCGTCTAGTGGATGGTAACCCGGCGTTTATATTATCGGCAACCGTGGTAAAATTACGCAAGGCGCTCAATGGGGATTATAAGTACCAGCGAGTGCAGGTTAGCGGGGAAGAGCGGTATAAAGACCAGCCAATGAAGAACATGAGTTCGCATGTAAGTGACGCATTACAGTACCTGTGTCTCCACCACCACAATCCTGGTCGCCCAGAGAAAGCCCGAGCGATCCCCAGTCACAACAAATATAAATCAGGCATAGCAGGTTACTGATGAAACCTACAGAGAAACCAAATTTAACGGAGGAACTGGGGCAGAAGTTACATGCCCAATTCACTCAAGCCAAAGCTGATCGAGCTACAGTCGAACAGCGGTGGTTAAACGACCTACGACAGTTCAAAGGGGTGTACAGCCCTGAGGAAGCTGCAAGATTACCCGCCGGTAAGTCTAGGGTCCACACACGTATGACCCGCATCAAAGTAAAGACTGCTACGGCTCGGCTGATGGACTTAGTGTTCCCCGCTGGATCAGATGACAACTGGAGTATGGAGACCACTCCTGTAACAGATGTGACCCCGGATCCTGCAGTCATGCAGGTCCTGGTACAGCAGTTGCAGCGCATGCCAACCCCGGACGAGATACGAGTAGCGATCCAAGCCCAGGCTGACAAAGCCTGTAAGCTCATGGAGACTGAAATACGTGATCAGTTAGTAGAAGCAAAGTACCGTAAGCTGATCAAGTTAGTCATCAACTCGGGCAATCTATTCGGCACCGGTATTCTCAAAGGCCCCCTAGTAAACCGCACGTTCAAGAAGACCTGGGCGATGGATGAGGTGGGCAAGTGGAACCTAACTAGCATACCTAAACTATCCCCATTCATCGACTTCACACCCGTCTGGGAGATGTACCCCGAGTCCTTAGCCACTTCGTTCTCAGAGGCTAGATTCAATTTCCAACGCTCTATAATGCCCAAGCACCAAGTCCTTGAGCTATGTAGTCGCCCAGACTTCAGCACTAAGGTGATCAAAGAATACTTGAGGGACAACCCAGATGGCGACACCGTCATGCTTGGTTGGGAGACGGAACTACGGATGCTTGGCTGGAATCTATCTGGTAACACCACCAAAGGTAAACGTTATGAGATCCTTGAATACTGGGGCATCATAGAATCCCAAGAACTACTGGATATGGGGCTGGATTTACCAGATGATGCACAAGATGAGTTCTGGGCTAATGTCTGGCTGATAGGTAACAAAGTAATCAAGATCGAAGTACAGCCCATTGAGGGCATGCAGCTACCATACTTCGCCTACTACTGGGACAAGGACGAGACATCTATCTTCGGTGAAGGCATACCCACAGTTATCCGTGACGATGACCGGTCTCTCAATGCAGCTACACGCGCACTGTTAGACAACGCTGCTATCTGCGCAGGCCCTATGGTCGAAGTGAACGTAGATTTGCTCCACCCAGATGAAGACCCCAACGACGTACATCCGTTCAAGGTGTGGCTACGGTCAGGCGTAGGTGCAGAAGCACAGTACCCTGCAGTACGGGAAGTTGGTTTAAACTCGCATACAAATGAGTACCAAGGGCTGGCTCAGTTCTTCGCTAATAACATTCATGAGGCTACCATCCCCTCATACATGCACGGGGAGGCCACTAGCAAAGGCTCAGTGG